TGCGTATCGAAGCCGCCGATACTGCCAGGCGATGAGCCCACGTCGATTGGCCCAGCAAACGTCGCACCGTTGTTGTCGGAGGTGCGGACCGAAGCGTTGGACGGCGCCGTATCCAGGGAAACCTTGACCGTGATGCTGCCGCCGTTATTGCCATAACTGCCGTTTCCGTCGTTCCATTTGAAATTGAGGACAGCACCGGTCCCGGCAACGACCATTGCGTAATAATGATCGGCATTGTAGGCTTGAGCGGTCGGTTCGGCATTGTTGATCCAGATGCCGTCACCGGCTTCGTCGCCACGAATGTTCCAGTCTCCGCCAACCGCATACCAGAAGGCATCGCCGAGCCAGTTGGGTGACACATCATTGGCAACCTGACCGAAGCCGATCATCTCAACCCGGTAGTTCTGGCCGATAGTCGTGCTCTGCGCCGTTGGCGTGTTGAAATTGTCAGCGAGATTGATTGAGAGCGTCTCGTTCGACCAGGCTGTGCCTGATCCGCCGCCCGGCGTATAGATCTCAATCGTGCCGTTCACGTGGCTGGCCCTGAGCCCCGTATACACGCCCGACATGACCGCGCCCTTGATCCACGTTGCCCCTGCGTTGGCTGCGGCAACGTTGGCGTTGTACCAGACCGCCGAGTTTGTGCCGTCCGAGGCGAGAAGATAGGCAGGCACTGCCGAGCGGGTCTTGAACGGGCTGACCAGCACCGCCTTGATCTGGTAGCTGCCGAGGTCGGGCGGGGTCACGTCGATGGCCTGCGGGCGCTTGAGCGTAATGACGTTCTTCAGCCAGTAGGCCTTGGTCGGCGACTTGACCAAGAGATATTCGCCGTTGAACGTCGCGACGGAGCCCGCAGGCGGCTTGAGTTGATCCGGGCTGGCGTTGTCGACGCCAGCCTCGGGGATGCTCAGTTCGGGGAAATCCCAGTTGAAGGCCGGCGCGCCGGTGTCAGGGATAAATGGCTCGGTTGCGGCAGGTGGAATGACCTTGGCTGCCGGGGTGCCGACCGTCTCGCGTTCCAGGACCAGATATTTGCGCTGTTGGCCCGTCGCGGGATCGAACTCGGTCTCGACCTCATGGATGAGACACCGTTCGGTGGTGAAGGCCAGGCCGCGCTGGGCTGCCGTCTCGGCGGTCATGGTCAGGCGGACGATGTCCAGCGGCTCATAGCTGGCGTCGCCGCCGTGCAGCAGTTCAATCCTGAACAGGCTCTCCGGCGCATTGTCGCGCTGGTAAGACTGGCCGATGACCTTGTCGAGCTTGTCCTGCGAGATGATCAGGATCTCGCCCTGGTCATTCGCCGATAAGCCCTGGCCTGGCGTCACGCCAGGCGCGATGTCGAACACGGCGTTAATGCTCGAGGCCGCCGCGACAACTGCCGATCCGTTGAGCCAGTGCGAGCGCGGTGGCCGCTGGTGGGTCCATTCGAGCATTTGCCAATCGTCTTCGGTCAGGTCAATGGTATTGACGGCGGATCGATCTGCCGACTCCTGGAGCCAGGGATCGGGCTTGACCTTAACCTTGCCCAGGGCGTCTGAGATGAGCCGGTACATGCCGCCGATGGCCTTGGCCCGACCGTCGATCTGCTCCCACAGCGATCCACCATTCGACCCCAGACGCGTGAACGGGTAAGCCGCGCCGACGCCGCTCCAGCCAAAATCGGCCAGCACCGGACCGTTACTGTGGTAGAGCCACAGGTAGGCCAGATACTTGTCGATATTGGGCGCGATCATCTCTTCCCAGCGCGTGGGACTCGCCGAGCCCTCGACGACCTGGGGGAAGCCGGGCAGCGTCGCCAGTTTGCCCGCCGTATCGACACATTCAAGCGTCGTCTGGCGACGCAGGAACGTTCGCTCGGCCCGAAGCCGCGCCGGATCGGTGTGATGCCAGCCCGAGAACTTCACGATGCTGCTGTTCAGCTTGGCCTCGGCCTCGCCGTACAGCTCGTGCATGAAGTAGATGAGCATCACGCCGTCGAGATAGGTCGACTCGGGAATGTCCTGGAACACGTCGAAGCTGATCGACTGCCCATTGACGGTGTGACGGAGCGGGCCGGGCCTGAAAGCCGTGATAGCCTCGTAGGCCGTGCCGTCCTTGCAGGCCACGACGAGTAAGCGCCGAGTCTGGGTCTTGCCGTTGGCATCGGTGACCTTGGACGTGATCCAGCGCCTGCCGACCGGGAATGTCGCCGTAAAGGTCGTGCTCGTGGACGATCCCGCAATGTAGGTGCCGTCTTTGATGTCATGCAGGCGCGACGAGATGGCGACGCCTTCGGGCGAAAACGAGGCGGTGGTGTCGATAGACAGTGTAATTTTGTCGGTCGCATCGACCTGGTCGGCATAGCCACAGCCCGCGAGGATGTTGCAGATCGGGAGCAGTGCCAGGCCGTAAGTGGCAAAGTCCCAATCGCTGAACTTGTAGAACGTATCGGTTCCTGGCACGTTGTAGGGGTGATAGGCGAACGGCGGGAACGTGTCGTAGACCGTCGCGTACTTGTTGTCGATAAGATTGGCCGTGCCGTCGGTCTTGCCCTGGGACGTTCTGGGGAATAGCAGCACCGCGCCGCCGCTCGTGCCCTTGATAATCGTTCGGCCCAGGTCAGACAGGCCCGGCGTCGTGCCAAAGCACACGAGCATGCCGGCCTCGACGTTGGCGATATTGCCCTGGATGACGTTGTCGGTCACGACTGAGGTAACCGGGTAGAGAGCGCCAGACGGCAGGTCGAGCTGGGCCTGGTAGATGATCGACGGACGGTCGATCCAAAGCCGCGGCTCGGCCCACTGCGGGTGAGTGCGGTACGTGACGAGCTGGGGGGACGTGAGCGCAGGTGGCATTAGCCAGGCACCCTCAGCCCAACAATCGGGAAGCGAACGCGGCGCCAGAAGGCCAGCTCACGGCGCATCTCGTCGCCGTTCTTGGGATAACTGACATAAGCATTACGAGTAATAAATTGCCCGTTGTTGTCGCGTGTGCGGACGGTGATCTGGCGCGACATGACGGTGTCGCTCAGCCCCAGTTGAGTCAGGATGCTGTCGAGCTGGGCCTGGGTGATGACCTCGACGAACTCCCAGTAGGTGAACGGTCGACCTTGCGGGACGCTCAGACCAAGCGGCGATGTATCGAACTCGCCGTACAGGATTCCCGGACTGCGCGGCTGCGGGCTCATGTTGCCCAAGGCGCTCGCCTGGTTCCAGCCGATGGCGCGTTGGTAGGGCATGTTAGTCTCCCTCCATGATGGCGATGATCTTTTCTTCGACCATCACCCCGGCCATATGCGCCAGTTCCTGATTACTCATGCCAGGCTGCTGGTAAATAGACGCGGTGACATTGATCCCGCCGCGATTGCCGCCCCTGAATGCGCTGGCGAGATCCTGCTGTGAAAAGTTACTGCCCAAGACTTCACGCATGAGGTTCGAGACGGAGCGGTTGGCGACAACTTCCCCTTCATGGGTCATTCCGCCGTCCCTCGACCAGCTTGTGCCCTCTGCATACTGCGAGACGCCGCCGCGACGGGCTACACCCACGGAACGGGGCAAGGGCGTGACGGTAGGCACGTTGGGGTTGATAGACGGTGTCGTAGCAACGGGCCCGGTGGTCACAATCGGCCCCGCATACCCCTGCTGAACGGCGGCAGCCGTTGCCCTGCCCTGCTCACGCAACACCCAGGCCTGGATCTCGCGCTCGGCGTCGGCCAGGCCCTGCTTGTACAGATTGATCATCCGCCCGTTGTGGGCGCCGAGCGCGTTGAACTCGGCAATAAAGCGGTTGTTCTCCTGGTTCAGCTCGCGCGTATGCTGGGAGGCAATCTTCGCCAGCCGGTCAGCATGCTGCCGGTCGAGCTGGGCGGATTCCTCGCGACCCTGTTGGATGAGTTCTTCACGATGGGCGCGTGCCTCGTCCTGGCGGACGGCTTCTTCTTCGGCGAAGGTCGCGCGTAATTTCTCAATTCGCGCCGCGTCGGCTGCGTTGTCGGCGGCCACGCGCTCGGTAATCGACCTGATATGATCCTGTGTCGCCTCGCGGTCCTTATCGCGCTGGGCCTTGAAGTTGTCCTCGGTCTGACCCTTCCGAATACCAAAATTCTTGAGTTCTTCAAAAACGGCCCTGGCGTCGAGCCGGGAAGCCGCCTCAAGTAAATTCTCCTTGTGCTCGCGCTCCATGTCGGCCATCTCGCGCTGGTGGTCGGCGAGAGCCCGCAGTTCATCCTTTTGAGCCGTGGTCTTGATCTTGTCGATTTCTTCGGCGGCCTGGACTTCACGAGTCGCCGCGTTGTCACGAACGGCCTGAATCTGTTTATCCGCGTCGGATACTGCTCGGCTGTGCCGTTTGGACTCATCGGCGTCGAACTTCGTAATTTTCTTGACGTACTCTTTCTCAAATTGCTCGCGCTTCTCATGGAAGTCGTTCTCTTCTTCCAGGATCTGCTCGTTGGCCTGCGCGTCGATCTCGGCATTGCGCTCCTTGTGGGCAATGAAGGCGCGATCCTGTGCTTCGGTCGCCTTCTGAGCCTCGGCGGCATTGTTCGCGGCAACCTGTGTTGAACCGAGGGCCCGATTCAGGCCGTCGATCTCGTTCGAAGTCTTGGCCGTCGATTTTTGAAGCTCGGCGATCCGGTCGTCCATTCCCTTGAACTGACCGGTGAGGAATGCAATGCCTTCTGCACCCAGCGGATCTTTAAGCGCCGCTTCGAGCGAGGGCCGCCTGGCATCTTGAAGGGTCTTGAGTTCGGCCTGCTCCGCTTCGTTCTTGGCCTTGAGCGCGGCAATCTGCTTGTTGATCGACTCGGTCGTGCCTTGCTGGATCGCGTCGTAATAGGTTTTTAGACCTGCAACCGCAGCCTGAAGGCCCTGCTTGCTGGCTTCAAGCTTGTCGTTGAACAGTTTCAAGCCGACGGCTACAGCACCCAGTATCCCGACAACGGGGAGCGCAATTGCCAATACGCCTGATAGGCCAGTACCGAGCCCGGTTGTTACGGAAATGAGGCCGCCGAACTTATCGACCAGGCCGCCGATCAGGCCTCCCGACTCGGCTACCTTCAGCACAAGGGGTTCGAGCGCCTGGTCAAGCTGCTTCAGGCCACGAACCGCATTGATCGCCTGCCCGGCGCTTTGCAGACCTTCGCCACCCGGAATGTTCAGCCTGTTGAGCAATCCACCGGCGGCAGACAGTCCCTCGCCACTAATGCGGAGTTTTGCAGCTTTTTTTGCGGTATCGTCGAGCCGCCGACCCAGGTTGTCGATTTTCTGCCCGGCGCTGTCCAGCGCACGGGTCATGCCGACCGATTCGCGCTCGACGACCTTACGCGCGTTGACAATCCCACTGGTCGAGATCGAGATGTCGCCTTGAGCAGAACCCAGCGGGAATCCGCCAGCGTTATCGGTCATGCCGAGTCTTCTCCAGCCGTTTCATTGTCCTGCCCAGCACGACCAGTCACGACAAGACACCCTTCGCTACCCCAATAACTGCTCGACCTTGTCCCAGATGATCCCGCTCCACTTATCGAGCGTGGGCCCAACAATTCCGAGTGATCCAGCTCGAACCGTCTCTAGAAATTGCCCGTAATCCACGCCGTGCCCGAAGGCGATCACGATGCTGTCAACCAGGTCGTATACCTCGCTATGCAGAGAAGCACGCGCTAGACCTGTATCATCCTTCCAGCTTGCGTTTCGCTGCATGTCTTCGGTGATCAGCGGCGCGTAGGCATTTGCCAACCGCAAGATCGCGCCATGCAATGCCTGGCGATAGGCCTCGAAGCCCGGCACAAAGGTGTCAGTTGGCGTTTTCGTCCACTTGAAGCCCAACGCTGCTCTTCCTTCGACTGACAAAGCCGGGAATCGCTTCGAGGCGACTGATCGCGGCTTCCAGCTCCATCATGATCTCGTCGTCGAGAATTTCCGCGAGCGAATCGCCCTCGACCAGCCTGTTTTCGGCCCACACGCCAAAGCGGATCAGGGCCTCATCGAACATCAGCGCCGTCAGATGGTCTGCCATCCCCAGCGTTTGACTGGCCCAGCGCCCGATCCCCAGGATTTTGCTCGCCCGTCGATGGGTGTACTTCTGAAGTTCCCAGATGCGCCAGAGCAGTTTCTTGCTGGCGAAAGTGGGACGCCAGCATGCGCGCTGGCGTTCCTAACACCTCCCAGAGCTGCATCTTGTCCGAGAGCGAGATGTCCCACACGCCGATTTCGTCCTCCGTTTGTGGCTCGGCGACGACGCGCGGCTGGACAAAAGCCAGTTCGCATAGGCAGTTTAGAAAGTCGAACCAGGCCGACTCGTCCTCTAGGCTGGCCGACGCCGGGGTATCCGCTCGACCGGTCTCGATGAGCTGCACGACCATGGGCTCCAGGACGTTGGGCACGCGCCCGGTCTTGACCAGGAGGTCCAATCCGACCGGGCGAATCCTGGCCGTGTTGCCAGATCGGAAGGTGACGCTGATGCCCTGCTCGCGCGCGGCGCGCCAATCCTTGCCGCTGGTTATGCCGTTACCACTCGACATGGTGTTGTAACCTCCGGTTACCCGCTCCTATCTATCAAACAGGCGGAATGGTCACAGGCACGGCAGTTTCGTGCTCGATCAGCTCTGTGACGGTGGCCTTGGCTTCGACACCCTGCGTCGTCCTAGCCACACTCGCCGTCGGGCTCGATCCACCCGTCAGACCAGCGCCGTTGGCCGTGATGAGCGGCAAGGGCTGCGAGGCAAGGGTGCCCTGGAACGTGATCGTGACCGGTGTGCCCGGCAATGGGCCGCCGCCGCACACGACGTTGCCGGTACCAATCGTCGCGAGCGCCACCAGCGCGGTCTGCACTGCGGCAGCCGCCGCGTTGTAGGCAATGGTCGCGGTGGTCGCGCCCATGAACGTCAAGAGGAACGTGCCGCCCGTAGGCGTACCCGTGATGGTCAGCGTCTGGAGTTCGTTCGTGCCCGCGACCGCGATGTACAGGTCGTCGGGCAGCATCTCGGCTTCGAATTCCGGGATCGTGTACTGCCCGTTCTGCATTTCGATGAGCGTGATGTCCGACACGATCTTCATCTTGGGTATCCAGGCGTGGATATCCCCCAGGGCGTTCGTCGAGGCGGATTTACCGCACATGCCGAAATACTTCATCGACTCCGCCGCGAGCTTCATCCTGCGCACGCGGTTGGGCGTCGAGCCGGTCGAACCGAGCACCTGGTTCGAGATCGCCAGAATCACGTCCAGGCTGAGCCCGCCCCAGCGACCCCGGCAACGACCGGCGATGATCTTGGCGTGAACGTCCGTCTTCACGTCGTCGCCGAGTAGTTCGCCATTGACCATTTGTGCCGTAATTCCCATGAGTTGTGCGCTTGGCACGTCGTAATTGATGCCGTATGTGCCATCGCCCAGCCAGGGCGCGACCTTGGCATCCTTGAGACCGAAATTGACCCCTGCAACGCCCCAGTTAGGCATTGTCGTATCCCTCCGTTAGCTTGATTGTCGCGAGCCGTTTACCACGAAATCGATCCGGAGCGCAGCCGCAAGGTCAAGCTCTGGATCGCGGATGTTGTTCAGATCGTTTATCCAACTGACGATGCCGCCGCCGACGAGGCCCACGTCCTCTAAATCCTTGTAGATCTGGGCCCTCGCGGTCTCCAGCGTCGTGTAGCCAGCATCGCCATCGTTGTAGAGCCACACTTCGACGACCTGGCGCAGGCTGGCGTACTGCTGATCGGAGTCGCGCAGGCCTCCTGCCGGGATCTGATCGCGCGCCTTCACCAGCGCACATGGGCGCAGAAACCCGGTGCTCGGGTCAAACGGGCTTGGCGACATGTCGCGCGTGATGCCCAGGCGCCGTGTGTCGGCGCTGTAGGCATAGACCCCACCCGTCAGGGTTGCGCCGAGCGTTCCGTCGGCGGCTAGGAGCGCCTTGATCGTCGTCTCGAAGCTCATGCGCCCTGGCTCACTTCGCCGATGACCTGCAGACTCTCGCGGGTATCGACCAGGATCTGGGTGACGGTGTACATCGTGCTGTCAGCCGTCAGGTAGAAGCGATCCCCACGTTTCAGATCGGTGTCGGCGATCGTCGGATGCCCTCGGTAGCCGACGATGAGGACACCGGCGTTTGCTACCGTCGCATTCTGGCCGCGCGTCTCACCCGGTCCGCCGAGCTCCTCGATCCGCACTATCTGGGCAGCCAGATCGGCACCGTTGCGACGGACGACGATGCTGGTCGTCTTGTCGGCGATGACTTGCGCCGTATCGACCGCCTGATCCGCCCCGGCCAGCCATGACGGCAGCGGAAAGCTGTTGCCCTGCCACTCGTTGATGCTCATGCGGTCGGCTCCGGTTCATCCAGGCCGAGCGAGAGCGTGCCCGAACTGAGCGAGCCGCCCTCCATGCCAGCGGTCTTCTCCCACCGGTCGAGCAGCTTCTCCAGACCTTCGCGGATCTGCTGCTTCTGGTAGCTCGTCTGGCCCACGGTGTACGAGAAAAACTTGGCGCTCTGGGCCAGGATCTGACGCAGGCCGGTGACGACGGTTTTGTCGTAATCTTCGCCGGACCGGGTCCAGAAGCGCTGCAGCTCGGCGTCGGTGAAGACGACGTTGATCGCCGCACTCACCGCCGGGCTGCTACCCCCGGTGAGACCGGCCCCACTGCCGGTCAGGAGCGTCGCACCCTCGCGGTTGATGGTCACCGTCCATGGACCGCCGGCGTTGCCAGCGACCGTTGCCCCGCCTGCGCCGATTGTCGAGAGCGCGACAAGCGCTGCCTGAACCACGGAGGCCGCGGCATTATAGGCAATGGTCGTGGTGGTCGCGTCCTGATAGGTCAGCGTGAAGGTGCCGCCGGTCGGGTTGCCGGTCAGCGTTACCGTCTGGATGGCGCTGGTGATACCCAGGTCCCCACGCAGATCGGCGAGCTGGGCGCTGTCGAGGGCGGTCATCAGATCGACGTCTCCTCATCCGCCGTCACGTCGCCAGTCGCTTCGTCGACCATCGCGTCATACTCGCGCAGCAGCTCGACGATGTCGGCCTTGCGCTTGGCGTTGCCGAGATCCACACCCCGCTCCTCGGCCAGCGATCGCAACTCGTCGACGTTCATGACCGCATAGTCAGGGGCAGCAGGTTCACTGGCGTCCGATGACTCCGCGACCGCGGCGCTGGCTGCTGCGGCCTGAGCCTCCGCCTGTTCCTGCTCTTCGCCGCGCCGACGCAGCTCGGCGTTGTAGATTGCGTCGGCCTGCTGCTTCGGCAGTAACCCGCTCAGGTCGATGTTGAATTTCCGCGCTTCGGCCTGGCGTTCGTCGTAGGACATGTCCAGGTAAACCTGGGCACTGAACTCGCTGGGCATAGTTAGCCTCCTTCGGGCTATGCGAGCGTGAAGTTGACGTTGCTCACTACGTCATATTGACCGTTGCGAGCGATACATTTGAAGTTGTTGTTGGCCGCTGCCGTCGCGGTGGCGGTGCCCGATGAACCCTTCCGGTTGAAGCCCTGCGAACAGGTCACGACGTGGGCAAAGGCCGTCTCCGAGAAGAACGTGATCTCTTTGCCATCGTCGCCACCCGCCGACTGTGCACCGGCCACCGGTGGGTTGAGCGTGATCGCTGCCGCCGAGCCCTTGGTCAGGAACACGGTACCGGACTTGATCGTCACCGTACCATCGCCAGGGATTAGCTGGGTGTTCAGTTGAACGTCGGCGTTCGCCAGCAGCCTGTTGGCCGAATCGAGCAGCATCGAGCCGTCGCCGGCCTTGACCGAGTTGCGAAAATCCTTGATGTTTTTGGCTTTTATTGCCATCGTTACCTCTTTTTCTTGGAGGAGGGCGGATCATCGACGGGCGCGGCCTCGGCGATAACCCCGGCCTGTTGTAGATCGACGTGTTTGAGCGCCGCGACGACGTCGTCCTTCGTCGCGCTCGCCTTGAGGGCGATGCCGCGCTGCCTGGCGATGCCGACGAGGGTCGTGATCGGCAGATCGGCATAGGCGAGCGGTTCGAAGTACGGCTGCGCCGGCGCCTCGCTTACGGCCTCGGGTCGTTCCTCAGATCCCCAGCCCATCTTTTCGATGATGAGCCAGATCCAGTCGGCCATGCCTTCAAGCTGTTTGGCCTGAAGCATCTCCTGGTGCTTGCCCACCTTCGGGATATCGGGCTTTTCGTCCTCGTCGCTGAGTAACTGCGCAGCGACGATCTCCAGCCCTTTATCCAGCCGTCCGACAGCCGCCGCTCGTTTGCCTGCAATCGCTTGCCGTGTCGCCAATCGTCCCTCCCGTGACCTGGGAGAGGGTGATAGACCCTCTCCTGGAAAGTGTTGTAAATGCTCCCGTTTACGCGGCCAATGGAGCGGTGAAGCCCGTTGGGATTGCGTACGAGCCGTTACCGATTCGTTGGATGCAGGCGCCGACCCTGTTGAGCGCGCCGAACCCGGCGAAGCGGATCGACCGGAAACTCTTCAGATTGCCGTCCGGCGAGAAGAATTCAGGGAACAGGCCCTGGATCGAAGCCGCCGGATACTGCCGCATGCCGAGCACGTCGTTGGCGCCGCGCGCATGAGCGATGATGTAGTTGTCAGGCAGCGCGCCCCACTCGATGATCCACACGCCGTTGGCCTTGCCGACGACCCGGTCGCCGAAGCCGACCATCGCCCCGCCATACGAGGTCTCGTCGTGGATGTACTGCACCTCGGCCAGCGTCTGGGCCGTGTCGGCATAGGCTATCGACACGTCGGGAGGTTCGTCGAGCGCGGTCAGAAGCTGGATCGAGGCCACCAGGTTCGTCGGCACGTAGGCCACATACGGCCCGGAGTTCGACGGGTGCTCGTCCAGTTCCGCGTAGATCGCGCCGAACGGATTCGCCGCGTCGGAGATCGCCGCCGCCTGCGCCAGGAAATGGTTGTCGGTCGCGATCGTGCCGTTTTTGCGCAGGAAGACCACCGAGTCGTTGTTGGCGAGCGGCTGGATGGTCAGGTTGCCGTACTGCTTGTCGGCATAGGTCCAGGTCGTGTTGGTGAACAGCGCGGCCAGGATGTGCCGGCGCATCCAATCCACATCGCGGTCGAGTGCGTCGACCGTGTAGCGGTTGGCGTCGGCGACGGTCATCATCGCATTGGAGATGCGGTCCGTGCCCCAGGCCGTGCCGCCGCCCTGGATGGGGAAGGCGACATCATAGAAACCCGAGGGCTGCACCTCGATCGGATTGCCCTTCTCGTCAAGCGGTTGGAGCGAGCCGCCGCTTGGCAGTTGATAGCGCCGGGAAAAGTCCGTGGTCGGCTGCACCATCGAGCCGAGCAGCTCGGTCACCTGGCGCGAGTGGATCTCCAGCGACTGCTCGACCGCCGTCTGGATGGTCTGCACGTTGATCTGCTGCACAGTCTGCGAGAACAGATCCTTCAGTTCGACAAAGCCATAAGCCGTAACGTTTGCTGGCATTGATGGCCTCCTTTAGTTGTTGAGCAGGAGCAGGCGGTCTGCACTCGCGCCCGACGCCCATCCTGGCATAACGGTACCGATGACGGTCGAGACCGTGCCGGCGGCATCGGCCATGGTTCCTGCCGTATCCGACAGGAAAACTTGCGCGTCGAAGGCCAGCGCGTCGAGCGCGCCCGGCACGTCGACCAGCCCGCGGATGATAGCGGTCAAACTTTCGCCCGCCGCTACTGTCTTGACGGCCATACCGCGACGGCGACCCGCGTTTGCTGCGGTCGTCGCCAGGGCCAGGAACCACTTACCATTCGAGTCGATGGCCACCATCTGCCCGGCGGTGACGGCCACGGCTGCCGGGGCGGTGAATTGTTCAAGCGGCGCTTTGGCCTCGTGAACCGTCGCCGCGGTTACTGTGAGATTTGCCATTGTCTGCCTCTCCTCGCACCTTTAGCGCGTGCTAAAAGCGCGTTCTTAGATTCTTGTACTGTTCAGCCGCAGCCCGTTCCTTGTCCTTATCGCTCGGCTGCGGGGTACGACCGCCAGAGTTCGACGGCGAACCGGGCCCTCTCACCTTGAACCAGGAAGGGCGCTCGACCTTCACCTTCTCGATGATCTTGCCAATTTCGGCCTCGTCGAGCTTGTCGCCCTCGCCGATGAGCTTTGCCAGCTCTTCCGGCTTCAGATTGAGATGCGCCCAGTTCACCACGTCTTCGGCGTGCTCGGCGTTGGCCTTGTCGGCCAGGGCCGCGATCTTGCCGTCGACGAGCGCGCTCCGGCGTTTCGTCTCGACCGCGCTCAGCTTCTCGTTCGCCGCGTCCAGGTCAGCCTTGAGCTTGGCGGCTGCGGCCTCGGCGTCCTTGCGAGCCTGCTCGGTCTTCTCGGCGCCCGTGAGCTGCGCGTCCTTCAATTGCTTCGCCTCGACGAGCAGCGCCTTGATGTCCTCGACTTTCTCAAAGCCCAGGGCCTTGAGAAGCTCGGTGCGCTCGGCGGCCTTGGCCCGCTCCAGGCGATCTGGTAACCAGGGCGGATCGCCCTGGGGAGATTGACCACTGCTCTGATTGCCGCCATTTGCCGGGGGCGTACCCGTTGGAGTGGTCGGAGTTGTTGGATTCGGATTGTCTGCCATTTCAGGTTCCTTCCCGACTGTTACCACCGTCGTCGCGTAGACTGCTGTTCGATGGATAAATGCGTGTGATCAACTCAGGCGGGCGATGCCGCGTATCACCTTTGGTCCTGGCGGTTTGGCGGTCGCCAATTTCGCGTTTAGCCGCTTCTCGACCTGCTGTTCGACCATCGCCTGCAGATCGTCCGCCGTATAGAGCACAGTGTCTTCGACGGCGAATAGCGCCTTGATGAGTGCGATGCGCTCGTCCCTGGTAAACGTGGGCAGGCTGGCGATCACCTGACCGGGGGTAATAACCTTCTTTTTCTTGCTTTTAGTCATCGGCTGACGACGTTCAGACCCCATCAGACCCTGCCCTTCGTGTCATCTCGACGAGCTGCGGGTTATCTCGGATCAGGCCGATGATTCCGAAGCCAAGCGCCGAAACAACGCCCTCGTCCTGGTCCTGCCCGGCGTTATGCAGCAGGCCGTGGATGGCCTCGTGCCAGAGCGTGATCACCTTGGCCTCTGGCGCGCTGGTCACGTTCACGCGGATCAGCAGGCTGTGATACATGATGTCGCCATTCAGCCTGACCGCCTTTCCGCTGCCATCTGAACTCGCGCCGATCATGTGATCGTCATCGGCCTCGACGACGCGGTAGATTACTGGCCCGATCCGGATGCAGTCGATCACGGTTGCTCCTGATGGGCGACACACCATGCGCCTACGAGCGCGACGATAAACACGGCGAAGAGCAAGACGAGGCAGATCATCGTTTCTTAGCCTGCCCCAGAATCCAGTACAGTCCGCCTTTATCGACCCCCGCCGCGAAGCAGGGGTGCTGGGCGGGAACACCGGCGACGAACGCCAGGACATAGCTCTCCGACCAGTTCGAGTCGTTGTCAAAAATTTTCATGATGGCGTAGTGATCGCTGTCGTTGTCGCCGTATCCGGATGGGATCAGGTGAATCTCGTGCGTGCTCAAATGGAACATGTCGTAAGGCGGGCGTTCCCAGGTCTGCGAACTGAGCCAGATCGGGCGGCCCGACAGGTTCATCAGCGCATAGAGAACGGTCGGATCGGTGATCGTTTTCTGCGACCGGATCGGGTTTCGCCTGCTCCAGTCCCAGATGATGACCACGGCATGATGGAGCGGCGCGGGTAACCCGACGCAGGCCATGACACCAGTCCCGCCGGCGCTGGCAGGAACAGGCAACAGCAGGACGATCAGCAAGACCAGGAGTAGCACTCTCATGTCAGGTTCCTCAGATCTTGAACAATGTCGATAAGTACGGCCTGGCGCGTGCGGCCCGGCGAGTTGTTGATGACCGGAATCTTGGCGGTGTTGATCCCGAACTCGCTCAGGAAATAGGCAATGAACGCATCGCGCTGCACCGTCGTGATGATGTTCTGGCGGTTGTCGAACGAGGGCGTGGCAACGTCCACCTCCCACCGCGCAAGAGGCATGTAGTGCGTGTCCGCGTTGATGGCCGTGAGCATGGCATCGTCAATCTTGCCCAGGGCCATCGTGCAGTACAGGGCCGAGCGAGCCGTGATGATGGGCCCGTCCTGCTGGCCGAGATCTGTCCAGCCAGCCTCTTGCCCCAGACTGCTGGGCGAAGGGTAGGTTTCGGCAACGGCCATGACATTGCGACCGTTGACCGTTGACCACTTCGTGAAGAGAACGATTTTGTAGACTGCCATTAACCCGCGTCCAGTACGTTATAGGCCGGTGAACTGCGCCTGTAGCTGATGAGCGAGCCCGGCGTCGTGCCGGTCGCATAGACGGTGTTCAGGCCCGTCGCTGTATTGAAACTGGCGTTGTTGACCTGCACGCCGCGCTTCGTCCAGGTCGAGCCAGTTTTAGTGTAAGCGTCGTGCAGGTTGCCGTCACAGATGACTCGAAGCGTGTCAATAGACCCAACGCCGTTGACGTTGAGCCGGTTGCTTGCTGTACCCGCAACAACGCTATCCAATAAGAAATCCCAGGCAGTATTTCCATCATTGCGCTGCACGTAGGAGACCCAGTAATTCTGGTCGTCCTGAATGCGGTAGCGCAGTTCTACTCGCTGCCCCGCTACCGGACTGCCCGGCAGCGTGAACGCGAAGTCGATGATGGAATTGGCGTCCATCGTGACCTGGGCGTTGAGGGTCAGGAGCTTAAGCGATACGTTGTCGATGGTGATGTCGGTTGGGTTGGTATTCGCCGTCGCGAAGAAGGTCGCGCCATCAGCACGGGCAATACCAGCCTTGCTCGTTACGGCGCTGTTTACGCCGCCTATCGCTTTGTTGTTCAAAAACATCGCGATATTGCCGGAGGCGAAAGCAGTGAGATCGTAGGTTAGCTCGTACCAACTGCCACTAGTCAGGATTGATTGCGTGATCCAGAGTGTTCCTGCTGCGCTCCGAAAGAAATTCGCAGCACCTGTACCGGCCCCGGCGTGTGTCGCTCCCGATCCGCGCTCCGTGACTTCACCGTTAGCCGGTTCACCTGATGGCGCTGACCAGCCGTTCGGGTTGTCACCTGTCCACGCTGCGAAATTGCCGTTGACTACCAGTTCCGACCCCACAGACTGGGTAAAGGTCGTGATGTTGTTCTCGGTGATGCCGTTGTCAGACGAGAATGCGCCGCCGAGGTCGCGCACGCGGAGGTACTCTGAAGTACCGACGTTTGTTTCATTGGCGAACTTAGGCCGAATCGACGCGCCGTTCTGAGATAGATCAACCCACACCAACGTCCAAACGCCGCCCGTTTTCCAGAAAGTGAAATTACCGACGCTGCGCAATACGATGGCAATCGCATAGTTGCCATTAACAACCGAGGGCAATAAAACGAGATTGGCCGTGCCGTTCCACCACGAAAGACCCGTGCTGGCAATATTCAAGTTTCCGTTGTCGAAATCGCCCGGCGCTGACGTGATGCCCGTACCTGCCCCCCAACCGATCAAATGACCGGCGTTGGTCAGGGTCGTAAACACCAAATCCTGAATCATGGCTCGCCCGATGGCACGGGCCAGCGCTGTCGTTGCGTAATAGCCCAAATCGCCAAAGACAGGTGTAGCTTGCGCCGGAAAATTCAGCTTGCCGCTGACAATGGAAAACTGTCCATCGACCTGCGTCAGCGTCAGCGTGCCCGGCCCTGGCTCGGCGTTGCGCGGCGACGTGAGCGGCGCACCGGCGTCTGTCGTGAACTCGTCCTTGAGCAGCCACACGGCAGCCCCGCCCCTGCGTTTCCGACTGCTCCTGGAGAACTTCGCCGCAGAGAGGGCCATTACTGCGCCTCCTGTGCGTATTCGCCGCCGCTCGTGATCTGCACCGGTTCCGCAGGCGGTTCCTGCCCACTCGGTAGCTGACTCTGCTGAGCCGCCATGAGCGCGAGCTGCGCCTTCATGAGCCGTTCCTGCTCCCACTCGGCAATCGTATCGTCGGCGACGTCCAGTTCCTTCCAGATGGCCGAGTCCGGCGCGTTCGACTGCTTGAGGAGCTCGATGCGTTCCTTCTTCGAAATCTGGTCCTTGATGACCGACCGGTCGGCTATCGAGAATTCGAGGTTGCCCAGCCGGTAACTGTCGAGCGAGAACGCCAGGAAGCCGTCGTAGCGGTTATAGCCGCCAATCGATACGCCCATCTGCAGCGCGCGTACCAGCCCGTCGTCGTAATTGCCTCGCGCCTCGACGATCTTCTCCACAGCGTCCTGGTAGCCGGCCTCGACGCCGGGCGCGGTCAGGTTGCCGCCCTCGCGAATGTGATACAGCGACAGCTCCGGCAAATCGCGCTCGATCTCGGCCAGCTTATACTGCACTTCCTGGCTGGCCGCGGCGATGTCGAGCTGCGCGACCATGGCGTGCGGCTGGCTGTCTTTGGGCCCGTAGACCGCCGGGATGCCGTCTTTCTCGTCGACCGAAATATCGAGGTCCTCACGTCTGGCGACGCCGGCGTAATACCAGACCAGGTTGACGGCCTTGCGCACCTGGTCGGACAGAAGCGAGGCGGCGTCGTTCAGCTCGTCGATCTTGTCGAGCGAGGCATGGTAGGCGTTGGCGCCGAAGGCCAGGCCCACGTCCTTATGCTGGACGATGACCATGGGCACGAAGCCGTACTCGTTCGGCCATTCCGCGACCGCATTGCCGCGGGCGTCCATGTAGAAGGCGTAGGGCTTGCCGTCGCGAAACGTCTGGAATTTGTCGCCGTCGATGTACTCGGTGTAGCAGTACTGCTTGACCTGCATCATGGGATTGGTCGGCGAATACTGCTTTTCCTCGTAGCGGTAATACTCGAGAGTCACGGCCTTGACGTTGCCGACCTGGTCGAACTCGGCATGCTTGACGATGCCGGGCATGAGCATCTCCAGGCGGACCTGGCCGCGCTCGCGGTCGTCCACGACCTTGATCACCGAGTCGCCGAACTTCGCGCCGTTGCGGACGTAGACCGACTTCTGGGTGCCCAGGTTCGAGGCGACGACGAGCTGCCGCAGGGCTTCACGCAGGGTGTCGTCGGCCTGGGCGATGGGCAGCGCACCCTTGCGCAGATACTCCAGGTCGATTGATCCGCCGTAGCACTTGGCCGGGTACATGTCGACCAGGCGCTGCACCGGGTTGTAGATGCCGCGCGTGTACTTGTACAGGCCCTTCTGGTGCTTCAGCACCGCGCCGTAGGCGAAGATCGAGGCGTAGGTCTTGTTGTTGTAGCGCAGGTCGCTGTCGTAGTAGCGCGATAGGCGGACAGGGTAAGTGTCCCAGCCGAGTTCCTCGCGGGGCACCGTGGCCTGTTCGCTGAAGGCATTAATGGCCGCCCGGCCTGCTGCTACCATACGGTCCCACAGTCCCACAAGAATCAGCTCCCCCGATAATTCGCCAGGACGTCAGGCGCCCGCCCGACATGAATGGTCCGATCTTCTCCTAACATGTCGTACGCGCCGCTCGACCCGTCGACCTGATCGTCGTTCGACGCGTTCGGGAACATGGCCAGTTCGTCGAGATAGGCCCGGTTCCAGCTTCCGCGCACCATCTTGACCTTGCCGGCCTTGACCCGCGCCGCAAACGGCCCGGCCCGCGTGTATTTGTCGCCGGACGGCGGCACGGCGTCAATCGTGTAGGGCCGCATGCGTTCGTCGCGCAGCAGGTAGTCGAGTTCGACGATGCCGGCCTTCTCGGCTTCGAGTCTGATGCGCACCTTCGGCCCGTCGATCCGGGCGTTCTGGACAATCGCCTCCTGGATATCCGGCGCGGTCTTCTGCGCCCGCCACACGTCCAGGACGACGGGACTTTCGTCAGTCATGACGCCCATCTTCACGCCGACGGTGTAATCGCTCCGGCGCCGGGCGGTCACGGCCAGGTCGTAGAAACGCACGACGTCCTTGCATTCCGGCACGAAGTCGACGACTTCGATCAGCTGTGTGTCGAACAGGCCGCCCGACTTCGGTTTCGGCGACTGCTGGTATTCGGCGCTGAACCGGTAATCGCCCAGCGTTTCCTCGACCTTGACCAGCTTGTCGGCGCTGTAGCGTTCGGGCCAGAGCGCTTCGCCCGGCGCGCGACCCAGGGGATCTTCTTCGCCGGCGATGGCCGGCAGCGACAGCACGCGCCAATCGTCGGCGCTGTCGGCGAGAAGATGCCCGGCCAGGTCGTCCTCGTGCCAGCGCGTATGCATGATGATGACCGCCGCGCCAGGTTCCTCGAGCCGCGTGTAGGCGTCGCCGTACCACTCCTTGAGACTGGTGCGGTACGTCTCGCTTTCGGCTTCGGCGCGGGACTTGATCGGGTCGTCGATGATGAGCAGGTGCGCGCCGTGCCCGGTGATACCGCTGCCCACGCCGGCGGCAATCGCACCGCCTTCACGACCGGCGATATCCCACTCCTGGGCGCTGGCCGTGTCGTCGGCCAGGCTCACGCCGGGGAAGAACTCGGCATAGCGCGTGTCCTTGATGAGGTTGCGCACAAAGCGGCTGTTGCGGTTGGCCAGCTTGGTGCCGTAGGAGGCCATGATCATGCGTTTGTCGGGATTACGACCGATGAACCAGGACGGGAATAGCCGGGAAACGGTCAGGCTCTTGCCGTGACGGGGCGGCATGAAGATCATGAGCCGCCCGAGGCCTTCGACCCCGCCGGACTCGACGTAGCGCGCGACCTGGGTCAGCAGCTCGTCGAGCTGGGCCTGGAAGCGGGTGTGAACGTACCAGGGGTAAACCGCCTGCTTGAAGACGGTGAGGCCGATGGACGACACGCCGCTGTCGGTCTCGACCAGGCCGCACTCGGCATAGACGGCGTCGACAAACGTTTTAACCGTTTGCATGGCGCCGCTCCCGCTCCGCGTTGGCCTTGGCCAGCATGCCGTTGAATACGTCGGCGGGTTCCAGCTCGATGGCCTTGAGGGCCACGACCAGCGCCGCCGTGACCTGGACGATCTCGGTCGGCAGCCCGTCGAGCAGGCGCTGCTTGTCGAACAGGATTCCCCATACCGTACCGAGTTGGCTGTATGAAGCCTCGGGACGAGCGCTGGGCATTTCCTTGACAATGGCCTCCAGCTCGGCTTGAATGGCCGCGCGCATGTCAAAGGTTTTTTCGCTGACAACATTGTCAGGCGGGGGGTTGTTCTCGCCATTAAACCAGCGGGAGAGGGTGCGAGCAGGAACGGCTAAATGCCTGGCGACAAAGGTCAGCGAACCCTTGATCGCCGGGTAGCCCTGAGACTTCAGCATGACGACCGCCGACGCGCGGAACTTGTCGTCATAGCTGGGTCGTTTCCTGCGCTTCCTCGCCATGGCTACGATCCTTCCGGCTTCGCCGGCCCGACCGTTTCGTTCGGCACAGGCCGAGTCGCGAGCTCGGTCGTCAGGCGAGCCACTTCGCTCTCCAGGAACGTGATCCGCGCCTGCTGCTCGCCGACCAGCTTTTGCAACTCTTCGACCTTGACGTGCTCCTGGGCCAGTTCTGCCTCCAGCTTGCGCTTCTGTTCGGCGGCGAGCGAGCGCTGCGCATCGCGGTCGCGTGTGATCTCGGATATGCGCGCCTGGGCTTTCGCCAGGTCCACTTTGGTCGCCTCAAGCTCGGCCTGAGTTTTCGTCAGGTCGCCGCGGGCCTGCTCCAGCTCTCGTCTGGTCGTTTCGAGGTCGTCACTCACAGCCTTAACCTGACCTTCCAGCCCCGCCAGCCTCGCGTCTCGACGCTGGTGTTCTTCAGCTCGACCGTCAAAATCCCGCTTCAGCTTGTTGTAATCGTCCATCAGTTTGTCGATGGTCGATTGGTAGGTGTTGATACGCAGTTCTTTATCCCGGCTCTCGGCCTGCGCCTCGGCATACTTCTCGGCAAGCTCCTTGCGATCCTCGCGGCTGGCCTTGAGTTCGTCCTGGAGCATGACGAGAATGGGCGAAAACGTGTCCGAGGCGTTCTTCCAGGCGTTATAGGCGCTGTTTGACGCTTCGAGCGCCTGCTGAGCCTTGGCTTCGGCTGGGGCGGCGGCGGCGCTGACCTCACCTTTGACCTGGGCGACCGCGGCATCAACCTTTCCCGAAACCCGATCCAGCGTTTTGCGCTGCCCGTAGGCGATGATGCCCATGCCGCTCAGCACGGTCAGAACGATTGTCCCGGCAAAGATGCCGAGAATTCTTGCCAGTTCGTCCAAGGATTCCCGCCTACTCTGCGATTGCCATTCGGCTTTTGTCACGTTCAAGAGCGACAGGTGGCGCAGAGAATCAAAAAGGCCCAATCTACAGAATAGACCGGGCGTGCGATGCCGTCACGTCGCCAAACTGGAAGGACTTTACACTTGGAAAGGGTTCCCAGGCGTCGTGTCAGGAAGTCCGGCGCTTGATGAGGAAGTGCAGATACCGACCGTGCCGGAGCACCAGGTGACCACGCACCTTATCGGCACGGGCGAGGTCGAGCAGCTCGCGGCCATACTGCCGGGCGCTCGTGTGGCTGATGCCCAGCACGCCGCCAACCGTATCCCACGACGGCGACTGGCCGCCGTTGTCGAACTTGTGGTAGACGATGATGATCTCGACGCGCTCGCACTGCCGCAGATCGGGGTTAAGCAACTGCTTCAGACAGTCCTCGCTCGGAATCCATTGATCCTGCGAGGCCTCCTTGCGTTCGTCCCTGGTCATAGCCTGGAGCTGCTCAAGGAGGCCGCGCAGGTGCACGATGACGCGCGGCTCTTTGCGTGCGTTCTGGGTCGGTGTCCGTCGTTTGTTTTGATAGAGCATCAGCACGTCGTCAGTCTCCTCGCTTTCAAGATAGAATCTTCATAGTGGCATTCATCGGAAAGTTAGACCGGTTTCACTTCTCGGAACATAAACTCTCGGCACTGGGCCGCTAGATCCTGGATATCGCGGTAATAGACGATGGCGAGATCCCCGGCAATCATGGCTGAGACGGCTCTATCTTTATCGGCAAGCGCCAGGATCGGAATATGCCGGACGTGCTTCGCGTAGGCGATCTCATAGCCGACGCCAAGCGAAGCGTTGGAGACTTCTGCGATCATGGCCTGACTATGATCGAGCCAGTAAATGTCACGTCGATAGACGTACCGATCTTCGGGCATCATCGGCTCATAAAGGTGCTCTGGTAATTTTGTGTCGAGAGCAGGGACATGTCCCGCCTCTCTGATTGCATTGACAATGGTGTTGAAGGTCAGGTTGTCGTCCTGACGATGCGCCCCGCGAATGGAGCGGGCAAAGTAGATTTGCATAGATCCTCCCGGATCAAGATCTAAACTTGCTGACTGGCCTTATCGGAACGTCAGTTCAAACTTCGCCTTGGCCGCCCACGTTCGCCCCGCTTCTAGAGCATCGCGAACTTTGAAACCGCTGCTAGCGGCAATGCGATCATACGTACCACTCGGTAATATCTCAGCGTCCTCCAATAGTTCAAGTAACGTCTTGAACGGCAGGTCGTACTTGATGCACAGCGCCGCAAGTGCCGCAATCGAAAGATTGCCTGTTGTGGAATGGTTATCTCGAATAAACACAATATCAAGCCTGACGGACTCGCTGCATTCAACCCAGCACTTTCGCGCCAGGTCAAAGTACGCCTTACCCCTGGTCTGTTTTAGTTGCTGAGTAAGTTCGCTCATAGATCGTCGCCGTCAACGATCTCCCGCAAGGTAGGAACCGCTCGTGTTATACGCTTAACCGGCTGGCGCACAGTCCACGCCAACTCGAATTTGTCGAAGGAGTCCAGCCTCCGCAAGACTTGGACCCATGCCCACCAGCGGTTGCCGCTGCGCAGAAGTTCGTAAGCGCATTCAGTTCGACCAAGTTGGTCTGTCTCAAAACCAACCACAATCCCCACGCGGGATTCTTGGTCAACAACGAAATCGCCTATATGCAAGTTGTGATCAGACATAG